CTGCGGCAGACTTCAGCGAGTCGATTGAGCTTCGCGATACTGATGAAAGCGCGTTGAACGCTGCCGCCGCCTGCTGCGACTGCCCGGTAATTTGATCAAAGGGGGCGAGAATGCCAATTTTGAGTCTGTTGTAAAGCTCGTTCAGCCTGTCTACTGCTTCTGCTTGCTTCCCGATTTCGCGAGTGACTCGTGCAGTGTTTTTTCCGCTTGCAACCGCCGCGTCAAGGCGTCCTTGGAGAGCCACAAGCCGCTGCACCGCTTTCTCGTAGCTGGCGACAATGCCTTGAACTTCTTTTGTGTCTCTCGCGCCTGCGGGGAGTCCCTTGATTTCTTGCACCCTTGACGCAGCGGCAGCAACGGCAGCGTCGACTCGCGGCGCGCGCAGCTCTATTGATCGCGAAGCCCCAAGGACAGATGAAGCCCTTTGTTGCAAAACCGCCGACCTTGACAAGGAGTCGTTAAGGGAGTCGACGATTTTCTTCACCCGAGAGAATCGAGAAGAGCTGACTTTTTCGTTGTTGTTGATTGAAGCCGTGAGGCTTTCCGTGTTTTTCTGAGCCCTCACCAATGCCGGGATGAAACTTGCTTGGACTTCTGCTGACAAGCCTGCCAGTGCTTTTGCGGAAGCCTCGAGCGGCTTCGTGATGGACTGCGTGACGGAGAAGAGTTGCTGCAATCGCCGCGATGCGTCATCAAGGCTCCCCGTCTCAACGCCTTTGAATGACAACCGGACAGAACTGGCAGCCTTGAGGGCACGCTCCAGCTTCTGGGCTTCGGTGTAGATGCCTCGGAGCGACGACGTCGCGCTGGTTTCGGCGCGAGAAAGCGTCGACTGCATCGACGCCGCAAAGCTGCGCACCTCCTTTGCGGAGGCGTTCAGCTTGCTGTTGAAGTCACTGGTGTTCGCAGTGACGAGCGCCGAGATTTTGCCGAGGTAGGCTTTTGCCATCGTGTCATCCCTGACGCGGTTGGTTCAACTTCATCAGCTCGCTGATAATCTGCGCCTGCGACTGTTCCGGCTTGACGGCCATCGGTATGAAGACCGCCTCGTCCGGTATGTCGTTCTTCTTGTAGTTGCCGCTGGCCGCCATGATGATCCGACAGATTCTCGCGGTCTGTGCCCAAGAGTCGGGGAGCGGGTGCCTCTGGTCGTAGGCGTACCACTCCGCGATCTCCTCCGAATCGACCTCCCGCAGCAACCGCTTGACCGACATTCCCAGCGAGAGTGCTAACTTGAGATAGAACTTCCGCTCGGGCCTGTCGGCTAGTCTTTTCCCAGCGCCTCCACGGCCTCGTTCGTGAAGGCGTTCACCTTCCAGGCCGCGTCGAAGACGCGATTGATCACGACGCTCGACTTCTTGCCGAGTTCCACCGAATCCTCATCCTTGAAAATCCGCTCGCCGGCCTCGTCGCACAGGGCGAGCAGGAGGAAGCGAACGCGAAACGCCTTCATCTTCTGCTCGGCGTAGGACTCCTCGAAGGAGTCGCGGTCGGTTCCGCTGATCACCTTGATGAAGTAGGTGCCGCCCCATTCGGGGATTTCGATCGGCTCCACCTTGATGTCGTTCGCCGCCAGAATCCGTTTGCGAAGATCAGTCGCCATGAAACACTAACTCCCTTGATAATCAGTCACTTGAAACCGCAGCGACCCACGGACAACCTCGCCGACGCGAGCCTCCGTGGTCGCCGAAAGAAGAATCGCTCGCCTGGACACCGAATACGTCGAGGACGAGAACGACAGCGTGCCGACGGTTCCCACCAGCGGCTGCGGGTCGAACGCGCCGTGGTGCAGGTAGTCCGCGTTGATCGTGCCTCCGGTCCAGTCGCCCGTCGGCACCATGACCACGAAGCCTTTCGCGACTGATGCGTCCGTCATGTTCGTGACCTCGGCCGTCGGCGTCTCCACCGAGATGCCGGTCAGGTAGCCGAGTGACGTTCCGTTGAACGAGAACGTCGCGCTCTGCGGGATGCCTGGCATGGCTACACCTGGACGCGGAACGATGCACTGCCGCGGACGATGTCACCGAAGCTGGCCGTGATCTGCGACGAGACGCAGGTCGCCGTGCCGCTGAAGCCCACAGTCCCAGACACCGCGATAGCACCGACGGCGTTGACCGCCGGGATCGACTGGCCGATGAACTCGATATCCACCGTCGGCAGCGAGTCAACGGACTTGTGCAGGTAGTAAAACGGCTCCGTGTCGTTGACACCGAGGCCCATGTGCGGAGCCGAGACACGCTGCCGCTCTGCGCCGCCACCAACGGTGACGCTGGTGACGGTGTAACTCGCGCCCGCGAAGGCGAAGTAGGTGCCTTGTGAACTGACCCCAGCCATGTCGCCTTACGCGACGCGGAAGGTCGCGCTCCCGCTGATGAGGGCGCCCACCGAGCCGCCGATCGAGGCCGAAGAAAGCGTTGCGTTGCCGCTGAACGACATCGGGCCGGAGATCGACAGGGCGCCGGACGAGCCGGCCGCCAGCACCGTGGTCGAGATGTAGTCGATCGTGACTTCCCGCTCGGTCGCGAAGCCGCCCACGAACTCCCGGCGCTGGTTCGGGCCGATGCCGAGGTGGCTGCCGTCGATGAGGTCTTGGCTATCACTGACCTGAACGCTCGTGACCGTGAGGTTGGAACCACCGAACGAGAAGGTGAGTCCCTGTGCTGAAACGCCTGCCATGTGGTTGCGCCTCCTTGCGCCGTAATCTTGCTGTGTAGGTTACGAGGTGGACTCGTTCCACCGAATCTGAAACAACTGCCGGACTTCGTAGGCCGGAGGCAGTTGCGCCCCAGCGACCGTCGGATCGAGGAAGTCGTCGGTTTCCGACATCAACCTCATATCCTGTATTGTAGCCCCGGCCAGCGTGCCGGTGTGTCCATCCAGAGCAAGGCGAACCTCATCGGCCAGCTCGCGGACGGCGTCGTAGGACAGCGCCCACGAGGCGAGCTGGAGGTTCACCATCGGAACATACAGCGGGCCGCCGAGGGCGACGTCCCGCATGATGTTCGACCGCTTGTAGACGATGAACGGCAGGCTCGCTCCCGTCTTCGGGACGGCGATGGGGTAGACCTGGAAGCCGACGATCCTCGCCACGCCGGGCGTGGAGACGAGCTTCTGGTAAACGTGCCTCTCGGGTGAGATGAGCATGGCTAGAACTTGTTGATTTCTGCTTGGATGAGTTGGGCGAGGACGGCCTGCACCTGAGACGCCGAGTTCACAATCGTTCGCTCCATCGGGTGGTAGGCGGGCATGGGGTCGATGCTCTCGCCGGGGCCGAGGGTGATCGGATGCGTGTCACCGTCTTGGCCGGGGGCGAAGTCGTGCGAATAGCCCTTGCCACGCTTGGCCTGCCGAGTCGGCTCATTGATGCTGCCCATGAGGAAGTAGTACCCGCGGCTGCGGCGGGCGAATTCCTCGTCGTTCAGGGCCGACGACGTGCGCTGCATCTTGCGGTTGATCGACTGATGGACGTTGACGTAGGTACGGCGGTTCTGCGTGCCTGGCTTGCGTCGGCCGCTTCCATATTCCACGAGCCAGGCGTGATTCCCACTTTCGCGCCCTTCCTCGGAGCCGACGGGGCCGGTCTGTCGGGGGCCGGTGATCGCGACGGCGACCTGGCCGCCCTCGTACTCTTTTGTCTCCGTGATCGTGGACTTGGCGAGATTCCCGGTGGCACCGCCGCTGCCGGGGGCCAAGGGTTTCGACACGAGGTCTTTGTAGCCCACCTGGATCGGCCGCGACGCCTGCTTCACGCACTTCTGGAGCAGCCCTGGTGCGGCGAGCGCGCCCGCCACTCGCTCCAGTTCCTTCGCCAGCTCGCGGACGCCCGCGGTGTCGATCCGCACGAAGCCTTCTGTCTGGCTCTTGGCTGTGCCGAAGCCGACGTCGCGCGGCGACGGATTGCTTGGATTGATCGCCATGCTACTGCACCTCGTTGACGAGGAGTTCCAGGCGGGTGCGGTTGTCTCTGGGGCTGACGCTCACGATCTCGAGCGTCTTGCCCCTCCAGAGCAGGCGATACTGCGGGTTCACCGTCGCGCGGTAGC